TAACTGAACTCGGGATAGACCAGCCCGCTCGCGCTACGACTGAAGTCAATGTCCAGCTCCCGCGCCACCTGGTCCTGCGTCATCACCGCGCACATCGCCCGATACCACTCGGACGAAGGCCGCCCGGTCACGTGGTCCAACTCGAGCCCGTCGTACCGCAGCGGATGCTCGGTCCAGTGAATGCGGACTTTTCTGAAACTGCCCGGGCTGTTCCAGATCCGCGCGAAGTTCCCCTCAGGACCGTTCGGAGTGCTCAAGAGCCACACTCCGCGACGACAGGCAGGACGCACCGAGCTGAAGGATTGTTCGCTCTGAGGCACGAACGCCCATTCGTCGCAGAGAACATTGTCGAACGTGCCGCCGCGACCGATGTTCGGCGTCGTGGCCTGGCCCACCAAGAACGAACCAGTCGTATCGCAAACTGCGCGGAGGTGGGTAAACCGCACAGGCGCCAGCGCACGCACCAGGGGCTGTAGCGAGTCGTAGAGATACCGAATCCGGCCCATGAGGGATTCGGTCGTGGAGTGCTCGCCCCCATCGTCAACGAGCTTCTCCATCCTGGAAGTGATGAGCGCGGAGTAGTTGGCGGTGAACATGATCCGCCACAACAGCACGCCGCACGCGCCCCAAGAGCCGAACATCTGCCGGGACTTCGCAATGATGATGTCCTCGCCAGTCGCCAGCTCGTCCAGGTAGCGCCGGAAAAAGCCGTACTCGCCCGGCTCCGGGAACGGGCCGAACGGCGTCTGCGTGAACATGAGCAACGCCAGCGGATGCTCGCTGCACATCCCGCGCAGCGCGTCCTCACGCACGTCAGTGGATTCGGCGATCGCTTCCATTCGTCTCCAGTTGCCTCGGGCCTATGACCTTCATCACCCGCTCGAAAGCCGCCGGCCAATCGAACGAGTCAACCTGCCCCTGCCCAACCGCAAGAACCTCGTGCGACACACGCGCCGCCTGAAGCGTCGGTACCGTCCTCGACATGAGCATGTCCGCGGCCCTGAGCCGCATCAGGGTCGGCTGCTCCGGATCGTCCCGCACTGAAATCACGTACCGCACATTCGCCGGCGTGTCGTCCCACAAAAGCTGGTTCGACAGGACCCGCAGTTGCCGATCAAACTGAGTCCTGGCCCGAACAACCTGCCTCGCCCTCACCGAAACCGCGGCACCGGAGTCGCGCTCCTCGTCGCGGCCCACCGCTCTAGTAGGGCACACCGCGCAGAGCAGTACCGTCCGTGGCCCGCCCGCATCACGCTCGGCGAAGGGATCGGGAACCACTCCAGGCAACCCTCCCGCTCGCACGGCCTGGTCCGAGGCACCAGATACCGCTTCGGCAACCCAGGCACCACCGTCAACGGATGATCAAATCCAAGATGCGCCCAGGCGGCGTGAAGTCCGGCACCACCTTGACCGCCAAGTTCGAATAGCCCGAACAGTTCGGCACTTCGTCACACGCCTTCGCCAAGAAATAGAGCGTCGTCCCGCCAACGAACGGGCCAGCCACGGCCACGCTGTCCGTGCTCCCCGCCACGCGCGGGACAGGCAAGTTCGGCGCCGAAGTGGCCGCGTTCCACCACGACAACGTATCGGTGCCCGCAATCCCCACCGTGCGGTAGCGCATCTGGTAGCTCGACGCCGTGCCAACCACCCCGTCATCACCCGGCGCGGTCCATACCAGCGTCATGCTCGGCACCTGCGCGTGTCCACGCCGGACCGGGAGGAACAGCACCACGGCCGCGACCAGCAGGACCGCGACTGTGAGGCCGACAACCGCCCAAACTTTCATTAGCCCCCTCCCCGCTTTGCCTTCTTCTTGCCGAATAGGCTCTTGAGTGACGAGATGAGACTGCCAACGATCGCCACCACCTCCACGACCTTCTCGACCTCCATCACTTCACCGTAGTCGTCGCCGTCACGCGGCCGTAGATCCCGAACGCGGCGAGGATCGCGTAGACGTACTCGGGGATCGACGGCAGCTTGATCCCGAGGCTCGGTTCGATCGCGTTGTAGACCACGACCAGGAGCCCGATCACACCCGCCCAGACCGTCTTCGAGAGATACCAGGGCTTCGTTGCCATTTACCCTCCTGCTGTGGGAAATAAAAACGGCGTGCCAGGCCGCCATCCATTGCAGCCCAACACGCCGCCGCTCACACGGGGCCGGACAAAGAAAAAGGCGGCCCAATCCGCAGCGCCCCTACGCCTGCGATTTCCGCCCAGCTCTCGCCCGGCCCTACACGATTTCGTCAACCGATTACGTCATGCGCTCCTCGCCGGATTGGGACGGCCATATAAGGGTTCGGACAAAACCGCCAACGCCACAGGGATACACCTCGGGTGGCTAGATAGTCAAGAGTTTCTTGTTGGCCGCTTCGTACCACCTATCCATACCCCGGTGTTGCGCGACAGATGGGGATTCTGTAGCTCCTCCCACGCATCAGCCCAGTCATTCCTACCGATACCTAGTATCGGTTTTCTTGCTAAGGATATACACTTACGGACGAATATCTCCGGTTTCCCCGCCCGCGTCGCTATCTCCCCTTGCGTCCACTTCGCGAACCGCGAATTAAGCTCCGCCCACGCGTCCGCCCTCTCCCAACCAGCCCTCGAATGGCTCGCCCCAGCCCTATCCGAAATCTCCCAGAGCTGCGCCTCCGACAGCTCCAGCCTCACCTCTGCCACCCCAGCCCTCATGCCTTCACCTCCACGCAAGAGAAACCACCTTACGCAACCTTACCTACCCTAAAACTTCTGTCAACACCCCCATGCCCGCGCGCCGGAAATCCTAGAGCCACGACCCAGGACGAGTGTGCCGCGCCAAAGCGGCAACACACTCGCCAGTGGGTCTAGGGATTCCATGCAGGCAGATGGCGGCGGTGCACTAGTCTTTATAGGGGCCACCGCCATCCTCGCTTTTTCGGCTCTTACCTCTAATGAACAAACGGGTTAGAGATGGCGGTCATAGGGGAAACTTGTTATTTCTTATGTTGCAACAGTTTAAAGGTTCGATGGCGGACCGCCATCTTTTCCATCACCGCCATCGACGCGCTTCACGCTAGTGATTAAACGAGTTAGAGATGGCGGTCATAGGGTGGAATTGCCGGCTGCATCTAATTGCTTATGTTGCATTGTTTTGGTCAGTGAAACAGGTGGCACCGGTTATGCGCCGCCATTACCGCCATCCGCCGCCATCTAGGTATCCTCGGTGTCGAGTTGGGTCAAATGGCGCACTAATCTTTGGACGCCTTGCTTAGCTCGGGGGGAGTGGATCTGGCTTCTGGCGGCGAGGTAGTTTACGGCGTCTCGGACGGTCCGCGCGGCGTAGGATTCTTTGAATTCGGCGACGATTTCGGCGAGCCGGTAGGTACGGTTTGGGTTGTCGGCTAGGAGTTTCAGGATATCGGAGCCTGCGCCTGGCATGTTGGGGCGGGCGGTGTTGGCGCCGATGAATTCGAGGTGGGCTAGGCCTTCGGAATCTGCGATGCGGACTTTGTAGTTGAAGGGGGCGTGTTTGGGGCCTTGGCGGTGTTTGTGGTGGGTCATGGTGATGAAGCCGGCTTCTTGTTCTTCGACTGGGAGCCAGACGTCCATGGCGTCGCGCAGGGCGGCGCTGCCTCTGCCTCGTTCTCCTGGGTCGTTCATTTCTTTGTCTGGTGATTTTTTTCTCCAGTGGTGGACGATGCCGTGTGCTGAGGGGTAGATGGCTTGGAGTTCTTTGAGGGCGAAGGCGATGGCGTCTGCCCATTCGGATTCGTTTTCGTTTCCGCGTTTCATTTTTCGGGCTGAGTCCCAGAGGACGAGGTCTGGTTGGATGTCGTCGATTAGGATTTTGAGTTGGTCCATTCGCTTGGGATCGTCGATGCGGAAAGGTTGTCCGACGACGTAGCCCATGAGTAGGTCTTGGATCGTCTCGGGTTCGAGGAACAGGCCGTTGACTGTCCATTTGTATTTGCGGGCGGCTTCGTCCTTGTTTTCCTCGAGCTGGATGAACATGACGGAGTTTTTTACTTCTACTGGGCAGGCGAAGTTCTCGATGAAGTTGGCGCCGGCCGCAACGCAGATTCCGAGCGCGGTAAAGGTCCAGCTCTTGAACGTACCGCCGAGCCCGTTCAGGCAGAACAGGGAGCCGCGTGGTATGAGTCCTTCGACGAGCCATTGGATGGCGGGCGGTTTCTGGTTATAGATTTCGTAGCCTGGCGTGTAGATAAGCGGGGGGAGTTCTGGCGGTGGGGTGCGGTCCTTGGTGTTGATGAGCTTGAGTTCAGGCTTTGGGCTGGCTTCCACCACGACGTCCTCCCCATGTTCCTTCGTGCCAGGTGCCGTCTCCGTTGAGTAGCGCCTTGGCTCTAGCGTCGGCCACGTCGGCAATGGCTTGGTCGTGGGCGATGTTCCAGAGTGTTGGCAGTAGGTTTTCATCGAATCGTTGGGATCTGCGGAAGGCGCGTTCGAGCTTTCTGGCGATGGAGGTGGCGCGGGTGCGCTCGGTTTCGTCGAGGTCTAGCAGGGTTCCGGCCAGGCTGGTCTTCTCGGGCTGGCAGGTACGTGGATCGTCGGCGTAGTTCATGGTGGAACGGGTCTCTGTTGGCGAAGGGCAGGTCTGAATCGCACGCGGAATATACGCCGCGCCGAGGGCGAGTCAAAGGAAATCCGTTGCGCACGTTCAATTGGTTGTGGTAGGCTCTGCGGCATGGGCAAGGCGAGGCAGGCTGCATCAGAGAGCGGGCGCACGTTGGCGCTGGTGCGGTGGGCGAAGACGACGGCCAAGCGGCGCACAGAGGTAGGTCGCAAATTGGGGGTTGCCAGCGGGTTAGCAAGGGCGAGAAGGAAACGCGCGGCCGCCTCGAAATAGTTGTTGACGTGCGCACGTTCCCGCAATAGACTTCCGTATGTTGAGTGCGGTGCTCAACGACCACACGGAGGTCGCCATGAATGAGAAAGTCCAACCAATCCTCGAAGTGATTTCCCCGCGCAGCGCCACATGTGATGTGTGTGAACTGCGGCCCGGTCGGCGCATACTCATGGGTCCTGGCGGCGAGACGTGGATCTGTGATGAGTGCTCCGCGGAGGCGGAGGAGTGCATGCATCACGGTGCGCCGCGTTGCCGCTGCGGCTCGAGGCGGACGGAGCGGGTCGGTCGTTCGGCGCTTCAGCGTCTTTGCCACAGCTGCGGCGAGACGTACGTGTATCGGCTGGCGGACGGTGTGCTTGTTCCTCATGCGCCGCTGACTGCATTGGCGCTGGACGAGGAGCGTGCGCGGTGACGCCCGAGCAATGGGGACCCGAGGCGCGCGAGAAGCTTCGCCGCGCCCAGGATAAGATCGCCACCGCACTGGACGACCTCTATGGCGCGCGCCGCGCTCTGGGGCATGCGAACCGGCCGGGACTCGTCATTTGGGCCGTCGCGCTAATCGAGGATCTCAAGTCAATGTCTGACCGCATTGGCAAAATTGAGTACTTGGTAGCCGAGAATGAACGTCGGCAGGTGCAGCCATGACGCGATTGCATGGACTGTACCCGGAGATTCCGATGGCGGACTACCTGGCGATCGATGCGCTCGGCTCGAGCCGCCTGGAGCACCTCGCCATCTCTCCGTTCTACTACAAGCACATGTTGACTCGGCCGCCGGTCGACACTGAAGCGACGCGACGCGGGTCGGAGTTCCATTTGGCTCTGCTCGAGCCGCACCTGTTCGACAAGATCTATTGGCCGGAGCCGGACCCGAAGTCGATTCGGCCGGACGCAGTGGTGCCGAGGGCGACGAAGGAGTACAAGGCGGCCGTGGCGGCGATTGAGCAGAACGGGCTCATCGTGCTCAAGCAGGACGAGTGTGACAGGATCGATGGAATGGTGGCGTCGGTCAACGCACACCCGGTATCGAAGGCGATCCTGGCGGCGGCGCCGGAGCGCGAAATGACTGCGGTATGGGAACGCGAGGCTCGTGAGTGCCGGGGTCGGATCGACGCGCTCGGCGACCATGCGATGGTGGACATAAAGACGACGCGGGATCTCAAGCGGTTCAATCCTTACGGCATCACGGCGCGCGGCTATCACCGTCAGGCCGCCTGGTACCACGACGGCCTGCGCCGGCTAGGGCGGGACATTCTGGCCGCCTACCTGATCGCGGTCGAGTCGTCGGCACCGTACGACGTGGGCGTGTTCAAGCTCGGGACGGAGCTGCTGCAGGTCGGCCTGGACGAGTGCCGGGCTCTGGTCTGGAAGCTGGACCAGTGCGAGCGGGACCAGGTATGGCCGGGCCAGTTTCCCGATGTAGTCGAGGCAACACTAACCGACGCCGCGGCTCTGGATCTGAGCGGCGTGACCGTTGCGGAGGAATGATGGAAGCGCCACAGGGCAAGCCGTACGAAGGGCCGAGCGGTATTGGCCGGGATAGTTTTTGGTTGACCGCGGAGGACTTGATCGAGGGGAAGGACCAGAAGGTTACGATCGAGGACGTGATTCTCTATCCGGAGGTCACGTTCCAGGCTGGGCGGAAGCGGCTCAACATGCTGGGGCTAAGGTTCCAGGGGAAGGAGCGTGTGCTCGGATTGAACGCAACGAATCGCAAGAATCTTAATTCCGCTTTCGGGAACGTGGTTCGCGCCTGGAAGGGCCAGTCGATCACGCTGTACGTGGCCGAAACTCAGATGGCCGGGGAGACGGTGAAGTGCGTCCGTATCCGTCAGCAGAAGGCTAGGCCGTTATCGGCAGCGGAGGACATGCAGCACGAGGACGAGCCCGAGGCGACGTCAGCGAAGTCGGTGAACGGTGAGGCGGCGGGGCCAACTGCGGAGCAGGTTATAAGTGTTTTCGGCAACGAGTAGATCCCGGCGCGCCTGTCCTGGTTTTGCGTGTCAGGGGGTGCGCGCTAAGGGCGCGTCGGGGATGTATGGGGGCGAGACTGGTCTATCCGCGAGGACGGCCATGGGTCTGGCGACCCTTCCCAAGTGGGGTCTCGCCCGTTTCATCTAACCATGGAGGAACGATGGCGCGGAACGTGACGAAGGAATCGGACGAGATCAAGGCGACGAAGCGTGTCGAGCGGATGCTTTGCAAGGCGCAGGCCGAACTAGACGAGATGGCGCCGGCGCTGCGGGTCTGGGTCGAGTCGTACCTGCGGCAGAAATACGGTTGGTTCGTGGAGGGCTGACGTGGACCCGGCCGATCACCCGACGCGCACGGCGGTGCAGGAGCTGACCGACGCGGTCAACCGTGCCGCAGCCGGCCAGGAGCGGCTCTTGGCGCAGATGACGAGCCTTGAGCAACGCACTGCCGAGCTGTGGCGAATCACGGCCGAGTACCTCACTGCGCTCAAGGCGCTGCTCGACGCGGTGGACTCGGTCAGGAAGAAGCCATGGTGGCGGTGAAGCGCCGCACCTGGGGCCGAGGCTACCACTTCTGTGACGGGTGCGACCAGCCCGGCAAGTGCCTCATCCCGATGGACGGGAAGGAATATTGTGCCCCGTGCTGGCGTGCTCGAGGCGGACCGGCGAGGGACGAGGAGCTGCGGCGCCGGATCGTGGAGGAGTTTCCGGTACAGGGGAAGTTGTTCTAGGGAGGGGCCAACTGATGGGCTGGTTCATCGGATTCATTGCTGGGCTGTTCGTAGGGGGTGCGATCGGTTTCGTGATCATGGGGCTGCTGACCAGCGTAATGGAAGGAAGGCGGGAATGATGAAGGAAATCGAAGCGTTGTCCCAAGGGGCCCACATCGAGAACGGGCTCGCCTGCGTCATGGAGGCCGCCGCGTACATCGCCGGCGAGAAGTGGAGCGATAACCCGGAATGCGTCTCGCAGGTAATCACGCGATTCATGTCCAACTGGAACGATGCGCTGCCGGGCGACGAGGCACGCACTCAGCTCCTGGCGCCTCTCATCAAGGACATCCTCGGCACTCGCGGGTCTAACGAGTCGGAGACCAAGCGTAGCTGGATGGTGCTGGACTGGCTCGTGCGGGAGTGTGTGCCAGCATTCATGGATCTCACGCTCGACCTTCAGCCACACGCGAAGACGCTGCGCGATCTGGGACCGATTTGCGACGAGGCCACCTGCAAAGCGGCAATGCCAATGCTGAATGAAGCGCGAAAGGCGGCCGTCGCTGCCAAGGCCGCTGCCGGGGCCGCTGCCAGGGCTGCTGCCGGGGCTGCCTGGGACGCTGCCTGGGCCGCTGCCACGGCTGCTGCCGGGGCTGCCGGGGCCTCTGCCTGGGGCGCTGCCAAGGACGCTGCCGGGGACGGACTCGCGCCTACG